ATATAACAATGGCTAAAATTCAATTAGATGTGCCCTCAGAACTGCATATAAGGGTAAAGCATGTTCAGTTAAAAAAAGAATCCTCAGGTGAAAAAGCAAATTTGAAGGATATTTACTATGAGGTCATTAAAAAAGGCCTTGACAGCTTAGAAAAAGAAAACCCCTCCAAATAGGAAGGGTTTTTTTATTACCAGTCATCTTTTTGAGTGATGGCCTGTTTCATCCCTATTACATCATTTTCAAAATATTTCCCTAAAGTGGGAATCACATCTTTTGCCGGGCCTTTTAATTTTTTTTGATATTTTCCTGAAATATTGTTTTTGGTAAACATCTCCAAAGGGAATGTAGACCCGGTGGTTAATACTTCCATTCCTTTATAGGTGGTTCTATATTTCCCATCCTTAACATCTATCTCAAAATTATAAAAAACATCCCAAAAGTGGGTTACAAAGGTGGTATAAGGCACACGGGTCATAGCTCTCCCTGAAAAGATGCCCATGTCTTCGTTCTCCACCTGTACCACCTCATCATAGTTTTTGTAGGCATTGATCAGGTGTTTTTTTATTCCTACAAATATCTCCTGCTTGGATACCCCTTCAATTTCCATTACTTCCTGATAAATGATGTTTTCATTGTCCCATTGAAGAGGACTGATATCCAATTCCTGTGACTGTACATTTAAAATCGGTAAAAATAAAAAGATCATTAAAAATTTTTTCATAGCTAATAAAATTAAGTGATCCTCAAAATATGGTTTTAGGGGGATAATTCAAAATTTTTATTTTTTTAACCGTCCTAAAAACCCGTCCTAATGGATGGGTTTTTTTATATGCAGTTTTGGGTTCTTGATAGTGATACCAATCACCTCACCAAAAACTTAACGGTCCATGTAAATGATCGACATACTGCAAACTAAAGCCTGGGCACTTGAATCCCGATTTTTTAACCGCTTGTCTCCCTTGGTCCTTCACCGGATCGCCTCAGGGGGGGATCTCTCCGCACTGATCCGTAAGGAAGTTACGCCGGAGATCAAGGCAGGGAATGTCTACCAGGTCACACAGCATCTTTTCTATTCCCATGAGGATGGTTACCACTACTTGGGTGAGGAAGAGGACACCATCATTTCCCGGTTGTCCATCAAAGGCGGTATCTCCAAAGGCGGGGATCTATGTTCCTATGGTACATCTGATATGGGCAATATGCTGCTGAAGAATGACAGCAATAAAAAAGTAATAGGCCATATTCTGGAAATCGATTCCCCAGGTGGCGCAGTAGACGGTACGCCGGAGCTGGGCCATATCATTGCCAACCTCTCCAAGCCTGTAGTGTCTTATGTGGACGGTCTTATGGCATCCGCTGCCTATTGGCTGGGTTCCCAGTCTTCCTATATCGTCACCAACCAGCACAACTATACCGAAGTCGGATCCATTGGCACCTTATGTATGCTGATGAATGAAGGGGAATGGCTGAAAAAGGAAGGACTGAAAGTGGAAATCATGCGCGCCGAGCAGTCCAAGGACAAAGCCCGGTTAAACTCCATAGAGGAATGGCCGGAAGAATCCATCAACGATTTGCAGGAAGACCTGAACCAGATCACGGATGATTTTATCAAGGCAGTGATGGCCGGAAGGAAAGGAAAGCTGTCCACCATCTTTGATGAGGATATCTTCACCGGCAGGATGTATAGCCAGTACCGGTCCCTTGAACTGGGGATGACCGATAAGATCGGAACCATAGCCGATGCAATATCGGCCGTTAATCAAATCTCAAAAAACAAAAAATCAAATTTTATCCATTAACCATGAGCAAATTCCTAAAAGTAGCGGCCGACCTGTTTGGTTTCTCCACGGAGAGGGTCGAAAAGATGACCGCAGAAGAAAAAACCAAGCTGGAAGCCTACGGGGAAAAGGCCAGCATCCTCGAACTGGACCGGGACACCGCCATCCAGGAGCGTGATGCTGCCAATGTAAAGGTATCAGGACTGGAAACAGCCTTGAATACAGAAAAAGAAGCCAAGGAAGCCGCTGAGGCAAAGGTATCGGAATATGAGGCAAGCATTGCGCAGCTTCAGGCAGAATTAGCCGAAAAGGATGTCTTGATTGCCAGTCTTCCCGGAGCAGCTGCCACCACGGTAAGCAGGGAGCAGGATGCCGATCTTCCTGGAAACAAAAAAGATGTGAAGGTGATCCGAAGCTGGGAAAAGCCTCTCCAAAAGTAAGTAACCACCAAATACTAAATAAAACCACGTGAAACCACTTAGAATCATTACCAGCCTCTTATTTGCTGTCATCTTCTCCTTTATCGCGGGAAGCGTGACCGGATTGTCTCCCTTAGCCTTCTTTGGGGGAATTGCCCTGCTTTCTGCCTTGGCAGATAAGCCAACCATGGCGTTGTTTACCGCCATTGATATTTCCGAACTGGTAGCAGCCTTAGGAGATTACTACCGGGAGCATAGGGATATCATTGTTACGGAAACATTGCTTGACCAGTCATTTTATGACAAGTTTAATGTAATGGATGATGTCACAGACGAACTGCCCCTACCAAACCTGGCTATATCCAATATCATCAAGCCGGGAGCGGATAAGACCTTCAATCCTACTGCTGATGCCTTAAAGTTTGGAGCCAGGATACTGAAGGTAAGGGATGTGAAGTTTGATCTCCTGATCGTTCCTACCGTCTTGCATAAGACATGGTTGGGTGCTGCAAGGAAAAACCGAAGATCTGACGGATCGCATGATCCCTGGGAGATTCCATTTGAGCAGTTTATCTTCAATTACATTTCCCAGAATGCACGGGAGCAGCTACACCTGCAGGCCGCATTCAAAGGGGTGTACAATGCAGCGGGTACCACTCCCGCCGATACCATGACAGGCTTTGCCTCTCTGGTTACGGAATTGATCACTAATGACACCATTGTACCGGTGACCACAGGTGCCATCACCTCCGATAATATTATAGAATCTGTGGAAGCAGTCTATGATGCATTGGGAGAAGCTTATAAAGGTCAAAATACGGAAATGAAAGTAGAACCCCAGTACTTCGACTGGTATGCCAGGAAATACAGAGGTACTTTCGGTGGAAATATGGACTATGCAGGTATGAAACGTGACCGCCTGTATATCGATGGGTCCAACTGTGAGTTGGTAAGAGAGCCAGGACTGGCCGGAACCGGTAGGATGATCTGCTCTCCAAAGGAAAACTTCATCTATGGATGTGACACCGCAGCCACAGCGACTATGGATATCCAGAAGTTTGACAGGACTTTGAAGATCCTTGGAGACTTCAAGGCAGGGGTACAGTTTGCCCAGGCACACAGCAGGGCCTTGTCTACCAATCTATTGGCCACTGATGTATAAGTAAATCATTCACTGATGGGGGCTGAATAAGTCCCCATCAAAATGTTTAGCCATGAAAAAAGAAAGCAAAAAAGCCAATAAGCCAGTATTCGGGGTAAAACTCGATGGGAAGGAGCAATTCTTCAGGTTTGAGGTAAAAAATATAAATATGTCACCTTATGGGGTCGTGTCCGCAGAGGATGCCATCCAAAGACCAGAGGTGATCAGGGATCTGATAGCCAAAAAGACCTTTGCACTTGCAGAGGTAGATAAGGCCGAGTATGAAGCTTATGAGAAAGACAATCAGAAAGACGCTGAAGAAGCGGAACCGGAAAAAGAAGTAGCAAAGCCAAAATCTAAAAATAAATAAGATGCCTCCATTTGCAGACGTAACATGGCTGGAAGGCCAGGACAATATGCCGGGATTGGTGGGTGACATTAGGTTCATCCCCAAATCAGCGGTTGATATCAGTGCCCTTACCATCGAAGATGACGGGGTCACTACAGCGGGAAATATCACCATCAAAACAGATGGGGATCCCACCACACCATTGCCTCTTGGTAGGGTCACCACGATCTACTGTACCGAGAATACTTCCAATGTCACTGATGCCGATCAGGGAGATATAGACGGTAAGTATGCCCAGAACATGGCTACCTGGTTCACTCCCGGATCCTTTAAGGAACTGGAATCCTTTAAGAGACTGGTAAGGAATACCCCTGGTCTCTATATCCTTAAGGATACAGAATTCAATTGGAGATTGATGGGTGTTTGGGCAGCAAAAAACCCGGCATGGACCGAGGGAGGTGTAGAACCTAAATTTATTCCATCCCTGGATATCCCGGCAAGGATACAGACCATCAACGGTACGCACGGTACCAGAGGCGGTGACAGGAAGGGAACTACCTTTGAGGTTTTCCAGGATGCCCCTCATGCCCCTTTGTTTTATATGGGAGATGTCCCTGAAAACGCGTAAGGATGGTAAAGCTGAATAAAGATCTGAAAGGACAGTATGCAGTGACCAAGAAGGTGATAGCCACCAGATTTGAGCACCGCTACCTGGGTAAGATTGATCTGGAAAGAATAGGTATCCCGATGGCAAGAAAACTTGTTGTGTCAGGCCATCTGAAACAGGTCAAGCCTACCAAGGTGCAAAAACATAAAGAGCAGGAAATCCAGGAGGAACCTGATCAAGACAAGGCATAGTTATTTTGGGTTTATTGTTAATTGATAAAATCCTGCTCCTTTGGGGTGGGATTTTTTGCGTCTATTATTCTTGGTCCTAAAGACGGTAATTTTAATACATGATCATTGATCTTGACAGTGAAAGTAGTGATAAACCCAAGAAAATTGAGGTTATCAAGCCTTCCTTAGCTAAAAAGGAAACAAAGCCTGTAAGGGAGGATATCTCAAATACGGACAGGAATGGTTTTCTGATCAGCCAGATTGAAATGGAGGAAAAGGAAGTCCGATATGCACGGGCTTTGTCACACAGGAAGTACAGGGATCTGCTCAATGATAAAATGGAGCCTAAAGGTTCTGTTTCTGATTTTTTGGTGGTATATGATGAGATAGAGGCATACACCAATCAACTGAAGGATCTATGGATGAGGAAGGAGCATATCCGGCATTTTGGAAGCGAACAGAAGTCCAGGGTTATTGATGATGCTACCATGTCCAAGATTGATGCCCTTAAATATGACCGGGGAAGGGTAAGCGATAACCTGTATAAAGCCAAAAAGCAACTGACTGTTGCCAAGGCATCCGGCAATCTAACCAAAGAAGCTAATGCCTCTGCCAAGATTGATAAGCTCCAATTCCGATACCTGGAGATACAGACTACATTAAAAAAGCTGGAAGATGTCTAAGAACCTGCTTAAGAAGTACGGAAACCTTCCAAGAAGAAAGGAGGATGATCCGTTTTTTGCCATTTGGCGCCATTACCATGATACCGATGTATCCATTGTCCTTACCCCACACCAGGAGCAGCGCCTATCCATCTATGAAAAAGCAAAAGACCTCTATGATGAGGGATTTTCCAGAGGTGAAGCCGCCAAAAACTTACAGGTACATTTTTTTGAGGAAAAGGGAATTGAATTTTCCATACGTACTGCCTATTCGTATCTGCAGGATGCTATTGATCTTTTTGGAGCCGGGGAAGCCATCGACCTGAGCAGGGAGAAGCATACCATGATAGAGATAGGTAAAAGGCTGATGAAAAAGGCAGAGAAGGCAGAGGAGTACAAGGCAGCAGCTACATTCTATCAATCCCTGATTAAGCTATATGGTTTTGATAAGGAAAATGATGAGGTGGCTGAATTGTTAAAGAAAATGAAGCCTTTGCAGATTGTGATTACCAATGATCCGGAAGTACTGAGGCGTGAAGCAAAGGAATTAATTCAAGATGTAGAACACGAAGATGTTACCCATACCTGATCCGGCACAAAGAGAGTTTTATCTTAATCCGATTGCCCAGCTGTACCTGCAAGGTGATCAGGAAGAAAAGGCATTGGTGGCTGGCCGGGGTTTTGGTAAGTCTTATGTGAATGGGCTGGATCTTGCTGATGATGTATTTAGGTTGCCAAGGGCTAAGACTATTTTTTTAGGCCTCACCTATACCCAGATTTATACCAATACCCTTCTACCTATTACCCTTGCCCTTGAAACATTCGGCTATTATAGGGACATCCATTATGTGATAGGAAAAAGACCTCCCAAATCATTTACCACCCCCTTCCAGAAACCTGAACGATATGACAACACTATTACCTTCTGGAATGGCTATTCTGTTTCTCTGGGATCATTTGACAGGCCACAGTTGATAAGGGGTGGATCCAATGATGGGGTGAAGGTGGATGAAGCCTTACTGATCAAGAAAGATGTCTATGATGAGGTAGCTATCCCAACATTAAGGCCTTCCTCTGTTAGGCTGGAAGGAAAGCCTAAGATGCTGCACCAGCATTTCACCACCTCCATGCCATTTGGTGATAAAGGCCAATGGTTATTTGATATTGAGGAGAAGGCCAAGAGAAACCCACGAAGGCATTTGTTTTTGGAAGGTACCAGCTGGCACAATAGAAAGGTGCTGGGTGATGATACCATACTGAGGTGGAAGGACACCATGTCTCCCATCCGCTATGCCATTGAGGTAATGAACAAGAGGGTAAGGAACTTTGGTGACAGGTTCTATAAGTCTCTTACTGATGACCATTACTATGAGGAAGATGCCAACTATGACTTTGTGGATGGGTTGGAGTATGATCTATCTGCTACCCGTGACAGTAGATGGGATGCGGACTGTAGATCAGACAAGGCACTGGATCTATCCTTTGACTTCGGAAACTTCACCTGTATGTGGGTAGCACAGGAACACCCAGGGGAATACAAGCTGATCAATACCTTCCACACTGAGGATGATATGATACTGGAAGATGTGGTCCAGATGTTTTGTGACTACTACCGGCACAAGTTGAACAGGGTAGTTAATATCTATGGTGATAAAATGGGCAAGTATAAGGGAGGCAACACCAGGTATGCCCAGTTTGATACAGTGCAGAAGATCCTTGAAAAGAATGGATGGAGGGTAAGCTTCCAATGGTCTGGGGATATCTCCCACCTGGATAGGCATGACTTTATCAATGCCCTGTTTCGTCACGATGATAAGCTATTGCCCACTATATCCATGAACAAATCCAAATGCAAGGATGCCATCATTGCCCTGGAAACCACGGGCATGATTGATGACAAGAAGGATAAACGACCCGAGCGACAGAACATCGAACAGAAACACGCCCCTCACTACACTGATGCTCTTGACTACCTCCTATACCCAAAGTTTTATTGGTACAAAAATGCAGTGCTTCCAAAAGAAAGAGCAGGAGTAGGATGACCATTCACATTTCCCTTTTTTTCCAAAAAAGGCGATCGCTTTCCGGTAATGCGGACGGGAAAAGATGAAATGACAGGATTTTTTAAGCTTGAAGTACCTCTTTGTAAGGTGTTAGTAATTAGATTTTTATAATCTTTTTTTTAGCACTGGTTTCACGCGTCCTAAAAATAATTAGGGTATCTGGATAGCATTGTATATGATTTTGCAAATAGATACGGCCAGTGCTCTTTCAAAGATGAATGACACCTACGATCATGTAAGGGAAGAGGTCAAAACATACGGGCTCCGCTTCGTTTCCAAGAACGGATTCAGGGAAATATACAATGCCAGAAAGGGAGTGAAACATCCCAAGCAACAATCCAAATCCGATACATCCAAGCGTGGTAAATCCAATAAGAAGTTCAATGGACTCGTCCAAGTTTTCGACGATGATATACAGCAATTTCGGGATATCAAATTTGCTCAGATCGTGGCATTTAGGGATTATAAAGAAAAGACATGGATACCAGTGAAACTTATATAAAGGAAACGCGGGAAGTGAAACGGGCAGGAGTCTATGCCAGTATTGCGGGACCTAAGAAGCTGGATATTATCCGGAAGGATCAGGAGCCTGATGCACTTCCTTACGCTTCCATCGAAGGAGTGGGGAAGTATGCCAGGTGGGGTAAAAAGAACAAGTACCCCCAGGAGGTAGTGGATCTCAATGTACAGGATACCACCTCCGGTGCCTGCCTCAATTTCAAAATCAAAGCCCATTATGGTAAGGGTTTGTTTCTCTATAAAAAGGAGATGGTCAATGGTACGGAAAAGAAAGTACCTTATGATCTCAGTAACCTTCCAGAGATTGAGGACTTCCTATTTATGTCTGATATCGAAAACTACCTGCAGGGAGTGGCCACTGATTTTGAGTGGTGGAACTGGGCAGCTACGGAGTTGATCCCTGATGGCAAAAATGAAAAGATTCATAGCATCAACCGTATCAAGGTAATGGATTCCAGAATGGAGCTGCAGGATGAAAAGGGGCTTATTAAGAATTTGTTTGTAAGCGGTAAGTTTACCAACAACCTGGAGCCTGATGATATACAAACAATCCCCATTTTTAATAAAAGGCAGTTCTTTGATCCACGGAATAAGGAAAAAATACAGAAGTCGGTTTATATCCATAGCCAGCCCTCAGTAGATAGAAGTTATTATCCACTCCCTATGTGGCAGTCAAACAATAACTTCCTTAATCTCTCTCTCGAAATCTCTGACTGGATCCTATCCAATATCAATAACTCAATCAATATCAAGTACCATATTGAATATCCGGAAAGCTACTTCGAGATGCTTTGTCCAAAGTCAGCTTACGCGGATGATGACAAGTGGCTTTCAGCAGTCAGAAATGAGAAGGATATCCTCTTTAGTCAGATAGATGAGTACTTAGCCGGTACTAAAAATGTAGGCAAGTATATCCACACCTACACAATGACAGATCCCCGCAATCCTGATAAGGAGATTGGCTTCAAGATCCATGTCATTGAGAACAAAACCAACCACGAAGCCTACTTACCTGCTTTTGATACATCGGCGGCAGCTATTGCCAACGCCCACAATGCACCTCTTGACCTGGTTGGGTTATCCCTGTCAAAAGGAATGGCAGGATCCGGGAGCAATATCAGGGAGTCATTCAACTTTTACATGCAGCTACATACCGAAGTACCCAGGCAGACCACACTGGAAGCCCTGTACCTGGTAAAGAAAATAAACAAGTGGCCGGCAGACCTTCACTTTGGATACAAGAACATTGTCTTCCAATCAGTGAATGAGAATAAATCAGGCTATGCCAATGAAGGTGAAGCCAATCCTACAACTACCAATAAGGAATGAGCATCTATATAAAGGATATCGAAGAATTGCAGAACGCCGGGTTGCCTGTCGATAACGATACGGATCTGGATGTGATTGACCGTCACTTTGTGGATTCTGAAAATGAATTTGTAAAGCCTGTTCTGGGTGAGGTATTCTTTGAACTGGTTAAGGTTGGTTTGGAGGCTGGAATTGAAGACAAATGGACTACACTGCTTCCTTATCTTCAGTCGCCTGTTGCTTATAACGGATATTACCGGTTCTACAGGATACCAGGTGGCCAGCTAAACCATAGGGGATTCCACCGTGACCAATCAGAATATTCACAGGCTGCTCCCAAGTGGGAGATTGACCAGCTAAAGGATTCTTTGATATGCAAGGCAGACCATTCCCTTGATGCATTGATCCAGTATCTCTATGACAATTTATCTGTATATCCTGAATGGAAGGAATCATCTTTCTATACCACTTCTGTAGGCTCCATTATTCCCAGTGCTACTTTCTTTAACCGCTATGTCCATATAGGATGTTCCGGCAGGGTCTTCCAGAAACTGGGCATGTACCGGAAAGCAGCCGAAAAGTCCCTGATAAGAATTATCTGCACACCCTTATATCAAAGGTTGATCAATGAAGTCACTGGTAAGGATAATATTGAACTGACCAGAGAGATTGAGGATCTTCTGGATTATGTCCGCCCCCTGGTGGCGTATGAAACCATGTTCCGGGGCATCAAGCGGATGGGATTCAACTATACCGACACAGGTATTTATACTTATTCCTATTCGGACGGGACCCTTACCAAGACAGCCATTTCCATGAATGATGCCATCAAACTGGAGATGGGATGGAAAGCAGACTGGAATGAAGCCAGAGAGGATCTTATCCAGTTCTTACAGCAGAATATTGACGATTACCCGGAATACAGAGATTCAGACTGTTACATGACACAGCCTTCCACCCTTGTATCCAGATATGACAACGATATATATAAGAAACATTTTGGATTATAAAAATGGATAAGCTAAAAAATTATTTATGTATGGCTATTGAGGCAATAGGGTTTGAATCACCTAATGACTTCTTTACCTCTGTTTTTGCCCTCAAACATAAAGTCGTAACATTCTACAGTTATGGGTTTGCTTTTGGGATGATCATGACCATGATTAAGTTTATTTCCCATAATACCGCCATGTACATTTATTCCCCACCTGCGGGAATAGTCATATTATTTGGTGTTTCCTCCTTTGATTTTCTTCTAGGATTGTCCAACAGTATTACCAATACCAATATAGGAATCAAGGCGGGAAGGATAAGCAGGACAATCATAAGGTTTGTGGTACAGGTGATCTTTGTAGCCATACTTTTTAACATGAATTTAGTCTGGCCGATTTTTATCCAGTCATGGATGGTTGATACCCTGCTATTTGTATTCGTGATTTCTACGCTTTGGAGTGCTTTCCAAAATGCCCGGGACCTTAGTTGGGTAACACAGGAACAGTTTGAAATGGTGGAAAGCTTTATAAGCATAAAAAACCTCATTCCAAATTTCATTAAAAAGAAAAAAGAAAATAATGGAGACCCTAACGTCAATTAATCCTGAACCAAAATGAAACTAACCACCAATTTTAGCTTATCTGAATTCCATTCCAATGATGGGGTATTGGTGCCTGACATTCTTCTATGTAATGTAGAGAAACTGGCTAAGGCCCTGCAGGTGATCCGTGATCACTTCCAGAGAAGGATAGATATTAACAGTGGATACCGTTCGGTAGCACACAACAAAGCCGTTGGCGGAGCACCCAGAAGCACCCATCTTGAAGGCATGGGGGCAGATATAGTGGTGCAGGGTTATTCTCCCATCGTGGTGGCAGCTACCATTGAGCGCCTGATCGCTGAGGGGAAAATCCCTAAAGGTGGATTACATGCTTATAATACTTTCACCCACTACGATATCCGTGGTACAAATGCCAGGTGGTAATGAGATACCTACTTTTAATAATACTCGCCGCTGCTTCCCTTTTTGCCTGCAAGACTCCCCAACAGGCATCGACCCAGCAGTACACCAAGGATTCAACGATTATAAGGGAAGTGCCGGTGACCGTGAAGGTCCCTGGTGCGACTATCCAATCCCCATCCATTAATATTGATAGTCTGGTCCAACTGATCAAAGATGGAGTAAAGCCGGAATATATCAGCCAGACCCTGATCAATGAGGATCCGGAAACCAAACTTAAGGTAGGAATACTAATAGACGAACTGGGAAACCTCTCCGCACTCTGTGAGCAACAGGACCGGATGATTGAGGTATTGACCAAGGATGTGGAACATTGGCGGGAGCGGTATGAGAAAACAACGGTAACAGAGCATATCCCCTGGTGGAAACGCTTCATTAATAGCCTTACCGAAATACTGATAGGAGTGGTCATTTCCTTCATTATCATTTTTGCACTTAAGTTGATAAGATTATGAGTTACCTGAACTCCATTCCTTATCTGGAAACTGAAAACCTATCCGGTCTTACCCTTATCTCCCTGATCAGGGTGCCGGATGTGCTTCAGTTTCCTGACAGCTACAATGGGATTGCTACTTCTGCTATCATATTCAAGGAAGGAAAGGGATGGTCTGCCTGGGCGGCTACTTACCGCACCTCATCTTTTAGCAGGCGGGCACAGGATACACAGGAAGGAGTATTGACCAATCAGGAACTTCCCTTTATCATTCCCAGATATACACCCGCTATTACTTCCATGCTCCGGCTGGCTGAGCGGGATGAGTTTATTATTCTATTCAAGGATGCCAATGGGCAGGAATACCTTTGGGGCAATCCACAGAAGCCAGTCAGGTTCCTGTTTGATCAATCTACCGGCAGTGGATCCGGAAGGAACCAATACGAGTGTAAGTTCTACAGTGAGTCGTCCGAAAATATATTGGCTTACCCGGTTACTTTTGGGACTGTGCCTGCCGACCCCAATGCCTGTCGGCCAGTAGTGATCCGCCGTGGATCTTCTACAGGTCCGGTGCTGGCAGTAGCGGCTGCAGGTAGCACAGTTATCATTACCAGTCCCTATTCATTCGGATACGAATTAGCCATCACATGACCGTAGCAGAGTTAAAATCCCTTATCGACACCAATTATCCCAACAATATACTGGGTTTGATTACTCCCGGTAAGGAAAGAGAGGTTTTAAAAGCCATTGTTGATTTTATTGGTGAAGGAAGTGGGGGAACAGCTGCACTGGATGGGTTGATCTCTTTGGGAACAGTAGATACTTCCGGTAATGTTATCACCATTGAAAGCGCAGAGGTAAGGATTGATGGGGCCAGCTACGCCACCGTTACACCCACTGAAATCACCGTGCCCCCTACCTCTTCCGGTACGACCAGAAGGGATATCATTGTTTTAACTACTGATTCTGTTATTGTTTTGATTCAGGGAGAGGAGACTGT